CGGCATTTTTTTGAGGCGCTGAAGACACATGCCGGAAAAGATGAAGAAGGCCAAACACCAGATCAGGACAGCAGATGAGCGGCGCGCCGCCTCGTACGAAATGGCAGGACCAGACTTGGCTGCGCTCGCAAGGACGGCTGACGACCTGGTTCTGGAGCTGCACGGTTTCGGAAACGAGTTGCACAAAGCCGGGCTGCATCGGCAAGGGACGGCGGCAGATGTTGCGGCGGGAATGGTTGAGAC